ATTATCTCAATTTGCCCCAACGGTACGAAAGGAGAGATTGTTCAAATCGGTGGGCTTGACATTGCACTTCCCGCTCAGCCTCCCAAAAAGGAGATTGCTGGATATGGAAAGCCAAACCACATGCAGTTGTGGGAAAGGATTCCTATGCCTCAGGAGCTGCTTCGGATTAAGAGTATGGATGAGTGGTCCGAGATGCCCAGGCCCTTCAGAGAAAAGTTTTCTCCGTATATCGAGGAGGAGTTTCGCCGTAGGCGTGAGGGCCTTTGGTTCTATAACGACGGTGTCCCTACATATATTACGGGCAGGCATTACATGATGCTTCAATGGACCCGAATGGATATCGGATATCCAGACTACTTAGAGTTCCAAAGAGATATTTTCGTACATTTGGCTGCGTGTGAGGCGGACCCCCGATGTATCGGGCAGCTGTATACTAAATGTAGGCGGAGCGGATACACCAATATCTGCTCTGCTGTGCTTCTAGACGAAGCCACACAAGTCAAAGACAAGCTCTTGGGGATTCAGTCAAAGACTGGTAAGGACGCCCAAGAGAATATATTCATGAAGAAGGTCGTGCAAATGTTCAGGCACTACCCCTTCTTCTTCAAACCTATTCAGGATGGAACGACCAATCCGCGCATGGAGCTGGCTTTTCGCGAGCCGTCTAAGAGAATCACGAAGAACAATAAGACTTCGCAGACGGGCGAGGCTCTTAATACGGTCATAAACTGGAAAAACACCACCAACAACGCCTATGACGGAGAAAAGCTACATTTGCTCTATCTAGACGAAGCTGGCAAATGGGAAAAACCTACAGACATAAGGGACGCCTGGAGGATTCAACGGACTTGTTTGATCGTCGGGCGAAAAATCGTCGGAAAAGCAATGGTGGGAAGCACCGTAAATCCGATGGACAAAGGGGGCAAAGAGTACAAGGACCTCTGGAGGGACTCAGACCCAGAAGAGAGGAACAAGAATGGGAGGACTAGATCAGGACTCTACCGACTCTTTATCCCAGCGGATATGGCTCTTGAGGGCTTTTTTGACAAGCACGGTCGAGCCGTAAACGAGGACCCCGAATCTCCTGTTGAGGGCATTGATGGTGTGGACGTCGAAATAGGAGCCCGTAGCTATCTCAAAAACGAAAGAGAGGCCCTGAAGCATGACGCTTCTGAGATGAATGAAATCATTAGGCAGTTTCCCTTTACGACCGACGAAGCCTTTAGAGACAGTATTGAAGGGAGCCTTTTTAATGTGGGCAAGATTTACGAGCAGATCCAGTACAATGATGAGTTGTTCCCCAACCCCGTTGTCACTGGAAACTTCGTTTGGAAGAATGGAGAGAAAGATACGGAGGTTGTATTTACTCCAGACCCAAGCGGTAGATTTCGTGTTGCCTGGATGCCGCCTCCAGAGCTTAGAAATCAGTCTAAACTTCTGAAAAACAAAAGAATAGCGCCCAATGCAGAGCTGGGGGTAGGCGGGGTTGACTCCTATGACCTTGATGCCACCGTCGATGGACGGGGGTCTAAAGGAGCGCTACACCTGTACAACAAGTTTCACATGGAGCATCCGTCGAACATGTTTGTGCTGGAGTATGCGTCCCGTCCGCCCTTGGCTAAAATCTTCTATGAAGACGTGCTTATGGCAGCTGTATTCTATGGATACCCCATACTCATAGAAAACAACAAATACGGCATTGCAAGATACTTTGAGTCAAGGGGTTACGATGGATATCTCATGGATAGGCCGAGTCACCTGATGTCGTCCTCGGCAAAGGTTAATGTAAAGACAAAGGGTATCCCCTCTAACTCTCAGGACGTAATTCAAGCACACGCTCATGCCATTGAAGCATACGTCCACGATCACGTTGGGGCCAATCACGAAACTGGTGAATTCGGAAAGATGTATTTTAACAGAACCCTAGAGGACTGGGTTGGATACAAAATCGACAACAGGACCAAGTTTGACTTGACAATTAGTTCTGGTCTGTGTCTTCTTGCAGCTCAAAAAGCTAAAGCAAAGAGGAAAGTGTCTGATTTTAAGGAGTCTAAGTTCTTCAGGAGATACAAGTATAATTAACGTGATCGGCACATTTACTATATTTGCAAAAAAGTATACCCACAAAGATGTACGGCAGCTCAACTAAAGCGTCCAAGTCCTTTCCAAACCCTCTAGCGCCGCAAGAAGAAAAGCTGAGTCAGGAGTATGGGATGGCCTACGCAAAGGCGATCGAGGCGCAGTGGAATGGATCAACTCCAGACGACTCTGCCATCAACAGAAGAAACAAAGAGTTTCATACGAACAGAAAGTATGCAAATGGAACTCAGGATGTCGACATCTATAAGAGGCTGCTGAACACTCTTGATCCGAACAACAATGACGGGACTCTCTTGAATTTGGACTTCAGTCCAGTTCCTGTGCTCCCCAAGTTTGCCAAGATTGTTGCAAACAAGATTCTCTCTCGAAACCTTTACCCTAACGTTGAGGCGATTGATCCACTATCATCATCTTACAAGGACAGAGAAAAAAGAAAGCTTGAGGCACTTGTAAACACAAGGGACGCCATGATGGAGCTTAAGGAGGAGACGGGAATGTTTATTGGCCCCGACCCTGCAGGCGTTCCAGAAAACATGGAGGAGGCAGAAATCTTTCTCAATGAAAACATCAAGGTGGACGCAGAGGTGGCTGCTCAGCTTGCAACGCAGGCCACTCTTGCTTGGAACAACTTTTCTGACACAACGTTTAGAAGAGCTGTAAACGATCTCGTGGCTTGCGGCATGTGTGTCGTAAAAAGAATTAACGACCCGTCTCAGGGGATTTCCCTCAAGTATATTGATCCCAAGGATTTTGTTCACAGCTATACCGAGGACCCAAACTTTGAGGACATTAGCTATGCTGGCGCCGTAAGAAAGGTTACGATATCGGAGCTTAAGCGCATGGCTGGCGATAAGCTCACTGAGGAGCAGTACAAAAAAATTGCTGAAAATTCAGCTTACAAAAACAACAACAACTCCTCAAATCTCAACAGGCAGCACTACGACAATCAGGCGAGAAGAACGGTTTTTGGATACGATGAGTACGTTGTCGAGATTTTGGACTTTGAGTTCCTTTCTACAGATACTATGTTTTTTGAGGAAAAGGAAAACAGGTTCGGCAACACTGGGTTCTTTATGAAGGGCTACAACTACAAGCAAAGAACTGGCGGTGTTTTTGAAAGAATTCCTCATTCTCTTGAGGTAACCAATGTTTACGGGGGAATCTACGTTCTTGGATGCGGATACATGTTTGATTACGGCATGAAAACAAACATGCCAAGAAACATGTATGACCTTTCAAAGACTAATCTTTCTTACTCGGTGGTTGCTACGAATCTTGACAACATGGTCCCCAAGTCCATGATTGGTAGCACAAAGGGTTTTGCCGACATGCTTCAGCTAACGCACCTAAAGATTCAGCAGGCTATCGCAAAAGCAAAGCCAGATGGATTGATCATCGACATCGAGGGGCTAGAAAACGTACAGCTTGGAAAGGGAGGGGAGCTTCAGCCGCTGGAGCTGCACGACATCTACGAGCAAACTGGTGTCTTCTACTACAGAAGCAAAAATCCTGAAGGCGGATTCCAAAACCCTCCCATCCGAGAGATTGGAAACAGTATCAGAAACATCAACGAGCTTGTTAACCTCTACAATCACTACCTGAGAATGATTCGGGATGTGACGGGGATTAACGAGGCCATGGATGCCTCATCGCCAAAAGGTGATGCTCTGGTTGGCGTTAGGGAGCAAGCTATCGCGGCGGGAAACAACGCGATATACGATATCACCAATGCCTCTCTTCTCCTTTTCAAAAAGGTGTGCGAAGACCTCGTAAAGTGTCTTCAGGTTTTGCCTCGTGAGTCAGTTCTTTTTCAGGCCTATGCCAATGCCATTGGGAACACCAACATGAACGTAATGAATTCGTTCTCAGACCTCTCTATGAGCAATTTTGGTGTTTTGATCAAGAAGGACATGGACGACAGGGAAAGACAGTTTTTGGAGCAGTCTATTCAGACTTCTCTTCAGCAGCAAGCGATTGATCTTGAAGACGCAATGGCTGTCAGGGAGCTTAAGGATGTTGAGCAAGCTGAAAAACTTCTGTCTCTTAGAAGAAAGAAAAGAAAGCTAGACGCTCAAAAGCAAGCTCAGCAAAACTCTCAAATGCAGGCTGAGCAAGCGCAGGCAGCTGCGAAGCAGGCATCCGAAAGCAGGCAGCAAGAGATTCAACTGGAGACTCAGCTTGAAATGCAAAAAATTCAAGCTAAAGCTCAGGCTGACATTCAGGTTGCTCAGGCCCTGCATCAGTTTAAGAAGGAGCTCGAAATGATTAAGGCTCAGGCCACTCTCGGGTTTAAGACTGATGATCAGGAATTCAAAGAAAAGATTGAGGTTCTTAAAGAGGACAGAAAAGACGAGCGAGTTGACAAACAGGCTGTCGCTCAATCTAAGCTTATGAGCCAACGAAAAGATCAGAGAGGAGAGCTCTCTACTGACAACACATCAGAAATGGTAAGAAACCTGATTCAAAATGGCAACAGAACTTAATCTAGACACTTCAGAAGAAATTAACGTCATTACCAAGCGCGGTGACAGCCTAAGCTTTGACATTACTGTCAAGGACAGTGACGGTGACGCGGTAGATCTTACCGCTTACTCTTTTGATTTTGATGTGGTTTCTGGATCTGCAAACAGAAACAGAACCAACGTTGTCCTTTCGAATACGGTTGGCGGCAAAAACAAACTTCTTGCGTCCGTGACTGGTGCAGCCGACGGAACATTGACCGTTTCTGCTACAAGGGAGGCCATGGCGAATGTAAGCCCAGGAACATACCTCTACGACATTTCTGCAAACCACATAGTCAACTCTACGACTGAGACTTGGTTTTTTGGAACATTCACCGTCAGGGAGGACATCACGATTAGATAATGGCTGTAAACTTTACTGAGCCAGAAAGAAGAAACGTCGTGGTTCAGCGTGAACTTCAGGCGTCCACAGAGATCTCTTCAACGATAGGAGGCGAGCCTGTTGTGTTTACAGTTAGCAGGCCAGAAAAATTCAAAACACCTACCGTCGGAAACGCTATTGAGCTTGATGACATTTTGGAAGACGTAGACATCAGG